TTAGTATTGGTCAATTTCACTGATCCGATTTTCAAAATCTTCCTGAGTTTTCTTCGTAACATGAAGATAAATTTTGACTGTCAGATCACCGTTAGCATGGCCAATCCGTTTCTGAATTACTCGCAAAGGCACATTCATATCAGCCAAGACGGATACGTGGGTATGACGGAAATAGTGAGTAGTGACGTTCTTGTCGACTTTTTGTCGTTCAGCAGCCCGTTTCAGATATTGATTAGCATTATTAATATTAAGGGGCTTCTGTTGATCATATGTGATTGCCGTCTGATTGATGGCAAACAGTAGGGCGTTCTCATCTTTTCCTCGTGCGTGTTGCTCAACTATATTAGCAGCAATAGGGGAAAGGGTGATGGTTCTTAAACCAGCGTACGTCTTAGGTTCATGAGAAAGAAAATGTCGATAAGGCTTCTTTTTCCAGATCATTGTGCCATCGATTCTTAGGTAGACTTTGCCATTTTCTTTGATTATGTCGTTCACTTGCAGACCAGACAATTCACCGAACCGTATTCCAGTTAAGAATTGTAACTGAAAAGCATCAGCGTAGTACTGCATATTACGATCGATGCAATCATTAATAATACTGTGGTATTCATCTATGGTGAGATATTTATTTTCAATCTCATCCCGGCGCCGGGCGGTCTCGTCCTTCCACGTTATCCTGACCTTATCCATAGGGTTCTCGCTGAGAAAGCCGAAACTGACAGCATAATTGAAAAGCAGATTAATAGCGCCCTTCTTCGATTTAACTGTCCCATTGGTCAGAGGACGTTTATCGCGGTATAGCTGATCGTTAAAGTAACGGTTTAACCACACAGTTGTAATGGCGCTTGGACGAGTACTTGGTCCACAGGCTTTAACAAACTCATCGAGAAAAATCTCACCATTGTGGTAGGTATTATATCGAACCTGTTTCTCGTAGCCATCTAAAAATCTGGTTTTCAGTTCTTGCATGGTGATTTTACGGACAGCCTGGCCTTCTTCTGCGAGGGCCTTCTGGATTTTCTCCTCTAGCTCTCGGGTGGCAGCTTTAACTACCTGCGGAGTCTTTTTACCGTATGTCACTGATACCCGGCGATAATGTCCGGTTAGTGATGACTTGTACCGTTCAATGAAACAATACCGAACCTTGCCATGCACAGAACGTTGTTCAATCCACATAGTTATCCCTCCATTATTTTGCTATAATGAAAGGGTTGATAGTGTACGCCAATACTTTATCAACCCTCGGCCCATCTCCTATGCCAGTAGGGGATGGGCTTTTTTCATTTACCAGCTTTTTATGTCATCAGGGTTTGGACAGAATAAATGGTTATGATTGATGCCATCTATTAATTTGCTAACTAGATGCTGGAATATGAAGCATATACAATATGCTATAATAAATTGATTTAATGAGATAGGTGATTCTTGTGAAAAATATTCGAAAGACAATTTGGACAATTATAGTGATGACTTGTTATGCAGTTCTTATTTTGCTTTCAATTTTTGACCCGAAAGTAAATAATAAATTTATAGAGAAAGCTACGTATATTTTTCCCTTAACTTGTACATTCATAATCTATGCATACAATAATTGGAACTGGGTATTCGTCTATGTACAAAGAATATGGGCCTTGTTAAGTGGTGAAACAGTGTCATGGTCAGTTTCTTATAGAAAATATTTTGATATAGATTTTAGCTTCTCTGAATTTTACAGTGACTTTTATGATTTGTTAAAAGATAAATTAGATTTAGCTCGTTTTAACAGGAAAGATGATGAATTAATTATTAGTTACGAAAAGAATGGATTGCCAATTACAGTAAAAATTTATTGTGTATTACAAGAAGACAGTTATCTTTTTCAAGTTAGGTTCGATTCTTCAACTTCTTATAAAGACTCTAAAAAAGCGAGAAAATACTTCTTTGACTTTATAGAATTAGTTAATGTAAACTCACCCAAATTATTTGATAAGGCCAAAAATGAGAACATTAAATTAAATAACTCTTTCTTTTCTGCAAATATACGATTGGTAAAATACAATCCATTTTATAAATATATCCTTAAACACATTCAAACTGATTCCAAAGAAATGTTTTCTATTAATTTGAAGGAGAATAATATGAAGATAAAAATAAGCCCACATAAATTAGTTGTTCAAAATGCTACGAAAGATGAGCTAGAAGAGGTGTTATCTAACTATGTCCCTATTTCAAGGATTGGGTAGTTAATAGTGTTTCTATAGCTAATTCTAAATATGGTCGCTCTTTGTCTATATCTGATGGTTTACTGTATAAGACAAGAGCGCCTTTTTTGGAAAAACCAATTGTTCTGCTTTTACCGAGAACATCAATGTTAGCAATAAGATATGTTGCTTTTTCATTATCTATTGCATCAGCGGCTTCGTCATCCGTTTCAACACCGGTTCCGAAGAAATGCTTTGAAGTAATTGTGTCTTCATCAACGGCAAAGTATAAACCTTTTGCATGTTTCTCGAATGTTTTTATTTTATTAAAATCAAAATTTAAGGGGCCGCTAATGTTAACTTTATCTGGGTATGTTGCTTTTAGTGCCTCTGTGAATCCCTTGGCGATAGGTGTGGGGGCTACAATGATTAGTAAATTATTATCATTGCAAAAGAATGCAGGGAAACTATTGGCTTCTTTATAAATAGGTGCTGGTTGATAAGCACCATTTATCCAGGCTAAAATATCATGTTTGACCTTTACGTTGTAAACACAAGAAAAAGGAAGAAACGTTTTACTAGAAATTATTAGGGAACTACCGTTTGGCGAAATGCTACCAGCATTTTCGTTAGTATTATCTGTCTTTGTTTCTTCAAGAATAGAAACTGAATCGGTAATATTAAAATTAGTACAGTTGTAAATAGTAAGTGATTTCATTGAAATTCCTCCAGATATTTATCAGTTTTTAACGCCATCAGGGCTTAGACGAGTAATTCCATCTTTTACAATATAGAATATTTTAGTTATGCTCCACACTCCCGTCATCCCCGACAGTAGCCGTATAGCCGTCTCCTGAAAATGTCCAGCCATTGGATGTCCTCGTTGCCTGCAGGTCGCCGTTAGCACCGCCCAGCATCGCACGGGCCTGGTCCTCGGTAGTGGGTCCACCATTTTGGGCGGCTTGATTACGAGTCTGCTGTTGACTACTCCATGCGGCCGGTTGTGAGCTCTCACTAGATTGAGTGGACTGAACATTCGATGCCTGACTCTGGGATTGATGATTAGCCTGGTTGGTAGAACTCGATGAGGATGCAGACGAACTCTGAGACCTTTGGTGGCGTTTTTTGTGATGGTGCTTAACAACTTTATTTGAGCTGCTCGATGATACAGAATGGCTGTCTTTTGTAGTCGAGTGTCCGCACGCTACCAAGCCCAAGCTCGTAGCTGCAATGGCAATAGCTAAAGCCGGTTTTTTTATCATAATTCCTCCCAAGTAGCTTTTAACGTCTTCAGTGTTTGGACGTAAGATTAATTCGTATCCATCTGGAAAATTCATATCTTGCAGAAGTACTTTAAGTGTTTTGAAAGGCTTAGAATTTTCCAACTGTTCCTCCTAAAAAACAAAAGCCCCGAAGTCTTAACGATGAAACGTTAGATTCGAGGCTTTGTTAGTCTAGCACCTACTCCCAGGGCCACTAAACTTGATCTATAGTCATGTATTAACCTCAAATCTAACGATTGTCAATACTATAGTGACCGCTTACATAATCCCAGAAACTAAATAATCCAACTCCAATGGCACCCCAAATTGCTGGCAGAATACCACAGGATTGTCAAAATAGATATCATGCTCACGACAGTACGCCAGCAATAGCTTAATCCCGGTGACGTTAGCGGCGTGCTCCTCTTTGGTCTCTGCCGTTGCTGTATAAGCGTGCACGCCACGATCGCCGTTAATCACATGGCCGATTTCGTGAGCCAGTGAGAAGGGGACCTCGTTATGTTTATACCAACGAGTATTAACCACCACTAAGCGATAATCCCCGTAGCTGGTCGATGGGGTATGTGGCTGCAAGTAACTGGTTAGCTGGACCCCGATATGGTGATCAAAAGCATAATTGATTAACCATTCCATTAGATCTTCCATGCGCCTACCTCCGGTCTAAGTAACCCTTAATAATATCTTTCAGGACTTCTTTCTCACTGTCGCTGATGGGCTTGCCTTGGTAGGCCCGCAGGTTGTCGACGGCTTCGTCGACTGAGAGACCATTGAGAATTGATTGATTGGGATTAGATGTTATATCGCCCACTTCCACTCCAAATAGATCTGCTAATTTTTGAAGAGTTCCCATTCGAGGGAATTTAATCCCGTTTTCCCAATTTGAAACTGTTTGGGTGGATACATTCATTTTTTCGGCCAATTGTACTTGTGTCCAACCTCTCTTTTTTCGGAAGGCTTTGATTTGACTGGAGATAATGTTTTCTGACATTTCAATCACCTCCTTTGCACATATAATTATATAACTTAATGTGTGGTTTTCTCAACAAAAAGTCTAAAAATTATTACTTTAGGTGTTGACCACAACTTAAAGTTGGGGTATAGTTTAATCACAGTCAAGCGAAAGGAGGAAAACGAATGGCATTTACATTAAAGGCAGCTCGAGTTAACGCTGGTTTAACTCAAGCTCAGGCTGCGGAAAAGCTAACCGATTACTTTGGAATGGCGATTTCGCGGCAACGAGTGATGAAATATGAAGCAAATCCTGAAGAAACACCAATTGGATTTGCCAAAGGCTTCGCTGATATCTATGGATTGAGTGTTAGCGATATTGTTTTTTCTCGTCCTTAACTATAACTTTAAGTAGAAGGAGGCGAAGGAATGATGAAACAATCCGCTTGGATCCTTGGATTCATTCTTGGTGTTGTGGCAGTCACTTTAGTAGTAACGAAGTTACTGTAGCAATCAACGCTCCAGATATGAATCCAGTAAAGAAAGGTGATAACCAGTGTTCGCCAAACCAACGTCTGCGCGCTTCGCGATGTTCTTCCAGCGCTATGTCAATGCATGAGAGTATTTTCTTAGAAAATAAAGAAAGGAGGACAAACATGTCAGTCTATACAGCAATCAAGAAAGTTGCTAAAACAAACGGCAAGTCAATTTACCGGATTGAAAAGGACCTTGGTTTTAGCAACGGATCCATTTCCAAGTGGAACAATTCAATGCCAGGAGCTGCTTCACTTCAAGCGGTAGCCGATTACTTAGGCACAACACCGCAGTACCTGTTACGTCTAGCAAAGGAGGAAAACTAAATGACAACACAATTAAAAGTTATTGGTAAGGAACACGTTGGCAAGATTGAATTCACCGGAATCGAAGGTGGATTTGGTAAAGACAAGAAGGCAATGCTAGTTAAGGACATTGCGAAAATTCACAGTTCAACAGTTAAACGTGTCAATGAGCTAATCAATCGTAATCGCCGTCGCTTCAAAGATGGAATTGACGTAATTGATCTTTTATCATCACAAAAATTCGTGGTCGTTCTGAACGACCTCGGTTTTAATCAAAACCAAATTAATCGTTCTAATAACATTTACCTCTTAAGTGAACGTGGTTATGCCAAGCTGTTAAAGATCCTTGATGATGATAAGGCCTGGGATATTTATGACCAGCTGGTCGATAACTACTTCAATATGCGAGTGGCTATCAAGAATAATGAGCCATCCCTGATCCAGCAACGTCGTCTTTCGATCATGGAGGATAATGCTGCCACTCGTAAAGCCAACATCATGTACAAGATCGCAATGGCAACCGAGTCTGAAACTGGTCGTCAGGCGCTCCTAGCTCGGGCCGCCAAAGAGCTGACAGGTGAGATGACTATCCCGGTGTTAAAGCGTAAAGAGTACAGTGCCACTGAGGTCGGAAAGCAACTTGGCATTACGCCAAATAAGGTTGGTCGAATTGCCAACCATTTGGAAATTAAAGCTCCCCAACCGGGCCAAAACAAGTACGGCCGCTGGTCTAACAGCAAGTCACGATATTCCGACAAAGAAGTACCTCAGTGGCTTTATTCCGATGAAGGGTTAAAGGCTATTAAGTTAGGCACTAAACAGGATAACCAACATTGAGTGAAGGGAGAGGTGATCACCATGATGGCTAATTCATGGAAGACGGTTTCAGAAATTTGCGTCGATTATGGCATTAAGGACAAGACATTCTACGCCTGGGCAGATGAATGCCGAACTTATCCCGATCATTAGGAGATGACTTCAAGTATGGCAGACGATTTAGGAGGTTGAGTATGAGCAAAGAGCGAAAGAAAAAACACTTCTGGCATTCAGAAGTGTTTTGGGAATATGTTGTACCGATTATTGTCAGCATCATTATTTCCACCCTAACAAGTGCGGTAGCCATTGCCTTAGGGCTAATGTGATACATGTTGTAACGAAAGAAACGATTATCGGAATGTAGACACTTCTAAATAAAAGACTTCTTAAATCTTCGTATCGAAGTTCAAAGTAATGTTTACCTTGCTTGGTAATTTCAAAGTAATCTGGCCCATCTGTAAAGGGATTGGAATTTTGATAAGAAGGGATAACAAGTTTTTTATCGACAAGTTGATTTAAGTAATAGTTATTAGGACTGACTGGTAAATCATCGACAGAAATCTTGTTGTTTGTAGTCTTGGATAAGTGTATTAGCTTTCTTAAAAGGCGTCTCTCTTTTCTAACCGTTTTCATTATTGTATGTTTGCCTCCTCTTTGAGCTTCTTGATTAAGTATAGCAGTGAGGTGAGGAGAATGAGCAAAGAGCAGAAGAAAAAACCATCTTGAAAGGAGCTGATTATTATGATGGCTAATTCGTGGAAGACCGTTCCAGAAATCTGTGCCGATTATGGCATTAAGGACAAGACATTCTACGCCTGGGCAGATGATTGCCGATCTTATCCCGAATATCGAGATGCCATTATCTGCCCGACTGGTAAGCGGACGTTTATTGATGAGGATAAATGGCAAGCGTTTCTCCGATTTATGTCGGAGAAACGGCGAAAGAAACTGCTGGATCCACACCTTAGGGAGGAGGAATAGACAATGGAATTCTTAATTACTTTACCGGTTCTAATCATCGCATTGTGTCTGCTGTATGCATTAGCGTATAGCTCGTTCTATGAACGCGATCGGCCGCTGTTTTTGAAACCGAAGTACAGGAAGCAACATTGAGAGGGGGTGATCCTTAGTCCAGCTAGAAAGGAAGATTAAGCATGTATCTATTTTTAAATGTCTTTTTTGCGATCTTGTTCTTTGGATATTTCATCTTTTCGGAAAGGATCGAGAATTTTATTTACAAAGTAGTTATCTACTCTAATAAAAAGCTTGACGAATTTATTGAGCGGCGTTGGAAAGAAACGTTGAAAGATGAGGAAGAAAGCGATGACGGTCGCTATTAATTCAAACTGATCTGGGGTCAGCGAGATTATCATCGCCACAACGATAGAAAAAACAACAGCTGAATGGATGGAGTGTGGAGATTTCAGAACCGACAACCTAAATATTCTCAGTAAGTTATTAACCATGAAAATGAATTCAAAACATGCAACTGACGAAAAGATGAGCATAGCAAAGTTGACCTTGGTAATGATGTAGTAAGCAACCGAAGGAATTTTCACGGTTTTTAATATGGATATTAAGGCAAAAACAACTATTCCTATCAAAACACCCCATGCCAATAACCAGATCATTATAAATAATAATATTTTTAAGCGATTATTCATTTTGAAACACCGTTTTTTAATTAATTGTAACAGGAGATTAAAGCAATGAAAGCAATTAAAGCAGCAATCTACACCGCGCTAGGAGCGGAACTAACCTGGGCGTGGATGATGGGCCACACCACCATTTGGGGGATCCTGGCGATCTTTGCCTGGTGTCCCTTGATGGGATTTGATCTGGCTTATGTAATCAGTCCTTGGGCCGAAAAGATCGGCTTCTTCGGACCAAAAGAAAAGGACCCTAGTGGCCGCTAGGATCCTTTAAATAACTAAACAGTTTACGAGGTGATTATACCATGCAATTGAACGAAAACGAAAGCCGTTTGCGGCGCCTGTTGGCAGATAAAGCGGTCCTGATGAGTGCCAAACTCGATCGGGCCCACGTTAGCACGATGACGGCGGAAGAATACTTTAAGTTGGCCCACGACTTTAAAGTCCAGGCCGAAGAATTGGTTGTGATGGCCAAACAGTTTGAACAGGAGGCGGTGCAACACTATGGACGACCAGATTCTAACAATTCGCCGGCAAATCCATTTAATTAAAAGCCGGGCGCCGCAAATCGCCTTAGATCAGTGCGGCGGGTATTTCCGCCGGTTGGATTACTGGGGCGACGAATTAAACAAAGTGATGGGGTGGAAAGCGTGAAATTATATGAGTTAAGCAATGCCTATAAAGAGCTGCTGGAACGTGAAGATCTAGACCCACAAGCAGTTGTCGATACGCTCGACGCCATCAAAGACGAGATCGAAATCAAAGCTGACGGAATTGCCAGTGTGATCGACGAACTCCAGTCCAGCGCTGAACGTAAGAAAGCTAAGGCTAAGGACTGGAACGAATCCGCCAAGGCAGACCTGCAACGGGCCCAATGGTTGAAGCAATACCTGATATCCGAATTGGACAATGTGGGGATCAAAAAAGTCGAGACTGACAATCACTTATTGAGTGTCCGGAATTTTAAGGCGTCCACAGTGATTGATGATTTTGATAAGCTGCCAGCCGACTACAAGGTCACAAAGACCGAAGTTGTGGGTGACAAAGCGGGTATCTACAAGGCTCTCAAAGCCGGTGAAACCGTACCAGGGGCGCACTTAAAAAGTAACCGGTCGGTGGTGATTAAGTAGGGCGATGTTTAAGTTACGTGATTATCAAACCGAAACTATCGACCAGATCTACCAGTCGATGCGGCAAGGTCATCGGCGAATCATCGTGCAGCAACCACCACGGACTGGCAAAACGGTCATTATGGCGGAAATTGCCCGGCGGGCGACTGCTAAGCATAACCGGGTGATGTTTGTAATCCACCGGAAAGAAGTGCTAGCGCAGGCTGTAGCCACTTTTGAGCAGCAAACCGTGCAGATGGAGCTCGCGACAATGGGCATGGTCCAAAGTCTCAGTCGCCGACTGGGTCGTTTACCGCCACCCCAATTGATTCTAATTGACGAAGCCCATCACGCTTTAGCGAAGAGTTACGTCAAAATCTTGCAGGCTTATCCGGACGCTTTCGTCTTATTTTTCACGGCAACGCCAGTCCGGACGGGTCATGATCAATTAGACCAAGTAGCGGATGACATCATTGTCGGTAAGTCAATTAAGTGGCTAACTGAGCATCACTTTTTAGCGCCTTATCGCTACTTTGGCTTGGGCGACATCGACCGCTCTAAGCTCCGCAAAGCTAACGGTGATTACACGACCGAGTCAATGGACCAAGCGTTAAATCACCAGATCTACGGCAATATCGTCAAGCAATACCAACGCTTGGCCGCTGGTAAGCAAGCGGTTGTTTACTGCCACTCCGTTGAGAGTGCCAAAAAGGTAATGGGGGAATTTGCCAAAGCTGGTATCAGTGCAGCAGAAGTTGATGGAAATACTCCAGCAGCGGCTCGCGATGACTTAGTAACCAAGTTCCGGAACCAAGAGTTGATGATCTTGGTCAATGTCAACCTCTTTACCGAAGGGGTCGACTTGCCGAATGTCGATTGTGTCATCATGGCACGGCCCACTCAATCGTTGGCCTTATACCTGCAATTCTCGATGCGGTGTCTTAATCCGCGAAAGGGCAAGACGGCAATCATCATTGATCACGTCGATAACTTCCTGACCTTTGGTTTGCCGATTAACGATCGTGACTGGGAGCAGGCGATTGTGACTCGGGATAAGCGCCGTAGCAATTCGATAAGCGGGGATGTTGGGCCTGCGATCACACAGTGCCAGTCTTGTTATGGGACGTTTTACCGTGATGATGCCAAAAGTGATCGATGCCCGTTTTGCGGAGCAGAGCTTAAAGCGGAAGGCAAGGACTACAAAGTCGTCAATGTCGATCTTCAAGAGATCCAAAACGCCCAAGCAATCAAGCAACGCAAAGAATTGGCCCACAAAATTATGCAAGATCAGTTAATGGCAAACGTGGCTGACAAAACACCAGCCGAATTACACACCCTGAATGAATTCCAGGCCTATGCCAAGCTACACGGCTACAAGCCGGGCTGGGCTTGGTACCAATTTAAAAACAGGAGGAAAGCTAAATGATCCAATTACCTAAAGACGAGGCGTTAACCCCAAAGCCCTCGCCACACAATTTCTTTATCTGGGGCGCCACGATGAGCGGCAAAAGTTACTTTGCCTCATTCTTCCCGCACCCGTTGTCGCTCAACACTGACGGCAATGCAGAACAGGGCAGTACACCCAGCATCCAGATCCGGAACGTCCGAAACAAGGACGGCAAGTTAGAGCAGTCAGCGATCAAGCAACTCGATGAAGTGATCACGGCGCTGCAGTCACAACCACACACTTTTAAGACGCTGATTGTCGATGTGATCGACGACATCTGTGTCATGATCGAGCAAGCAATTTGTCTGGAAGCAGGAGTGCAAGCATTAAGTGACATCCCATACGGGAAGGGCTTTGCCACTTTTAACGGCGTGTTGCAGCAATTCGTAATGGACTTAAAAGCCTTGCCAATGAACGTGATCTACGTTAGTCGGGAGTTGGCCATCACTGACGAACAAACTGGAACCACGGAGAAAACTCCGTCTCTAAAGACGAAGTACTACAACATCGTCAACGGAAACTGCGATCTGGTGATCCACACCGAAAAATTCGGCACAGATACGTATACCCGGACAATTACTGATCGCCGGACGAAATACGAACCAGAAAACATTAAAGACGCACGAGTTAAGAAACTATTGGAATCATGCACAGGCATGTTTTAGGAGGAATTGAATTATGAGTTTAATGGCAGCATTTAACGAAGCAACCAAAGGCTGGGACCCGAAGAAAGACAGCACCCAAATGTCCAGTAATCTACCAGCTGGGGACTACAACGTAATCGTCGAAAAGGTTGATCACCCAGTGTACAAGTCAGGGTGGGACTGCTTGCGGTTCACAATGTTAGTTTTCGACGGCGAACACGCTGGTCGCAAAGAATTTGTTCAAATCAGCTTGGCTGAAAAGAAGAAGGATGGTTCGCCGTTGCCTGACTTTGTCGTTGCTCAAAATATTCGGTATGTCGTTAAAATTGCGGAAATGGTCGGTTTGAAGCTAACCGAAACTAACTTTAACGGAAATGAAACTGATCTGTACGAAAATTTTGTCCAATTATTCAAACCGTACACCGGGAAGTCAATGCAGATGACCATCTCAACCCGGCCAAACCGGAAAGATCCAGACAACCCTTACCGGTTATATGACTTTGGCCCAGGTAAGCAAATTGAAACCCCAACAGCAGACCAAGGGTCAATCATGGAACAACTCCAAAATGCCGGTACAGAACAAGTTACCGACGAAAATCTCCCATTCTAAAAAAAATAAGCGGCAGTGACCGTGATCCACCAGATGGGTGAGAAGCCCATCATAAAGGAGTGAAAGAATGCAGAACCTAGTTAATTATGCAAAACGATACGCGGAGCGCGGGTTTAGCGTCATTCCAACTCTCGGTAAAAAACCATTGATTAAGTTTGCGGGGCGACCGGCAATGACCCCGACCGAAATCGAAGATTTTTGGCGGGTCCACCCTTTTGCCAACATTGCACTTAAAACCGATCAGTTCTTCGTGATTGATGTCGATCGGCATTCGGAAGGAGCGGACGGAACCAAGGCGATTAAAGAGCTGGGCCACCCAGAATGGTTTGATACACTATGCCAGCAGACAGCCCACGATGGTTTCCAATTTTTTTTCCGGAAACCCAAGGAACGGGTTAGCCAGAATATCGGTTTTCTACCTGGCGTCGACATTAAGGCCCACACCAATAACTATGTGGTAGTGGCGCCCAGTGTGATTGATGATCGGCCATATCGATGGATTAATCGCAAAAAGATGAATCCACCGGCTGAAGAGTTGATTGCTCTGATCGAAGCGAAGAGTAAACCACGATTAAGCAACCAACAACTCACTGAATACAACCAATCTGGACGACGCACTCAAACGACGGAGCTGTTTGAACAAATCGCCTATGGGTTGGGTCCGACTGGTGGACGGAACAATGCTTTAGCAGCATTTATTGGTGGTTTGCTACTTCGAGGGGTTGAATCAGCCGCAGCATTGGAGTTGGCCCGCTTAGCTAACGGGAATACTGAGTCATCGTTGCCTGACAACGAAGTGGTGAAGACGGTAAACTCGATCATCAAAAAGCGGATCCGCGAAAAAGGCGGTGAAGTGATTGAGTGAGAAAATAGTGAAGTTTGACGCTGAGAATGGTAAGAAACTCGACCAAATGAATCGGGACGGAAGTTGGATGAATAAGTTGCGCCGGTCAGCTAAAACCGACGCCTTGAAGACCAACTCGCTAGTCAATATCGAACTGATTTTAGAAAACGATACGGAATTGAAAGGCCTTTTCCGATTCAACGAATTCACGACCGAAATTGATGTTGTAAAACCTAACCAGAAGTTGCATTTCCAAGTCGGACAACTGGTTGATGCTTATTTGGATCAGATTGCTTCTTATATTGAAGAAACGCCCAGTTATGGAGTGCTATTCGATCAGAAAAAGATTCGCAGTGCTATCACAGTTGTGGCAATGGAACACGCTTATAACCCAGTGTTGGATTACCTAAATCACGCGCTGGAAGAGTGGGACCAGCAAGGCCGATTAGATACGGTGATGGACGATTACCTGGGTGTAGTTCCAGATGATACAGCGCAGTTAATCACGAAGCTGTTTTTCGTCGGGGCGGTCGCCAAGGCCCATAATCCACGCATGAAATTTGACTTTGTCCTTGATTTAGTCGGTGGACAAGGGGCGGGGAAAACGACTTTCCTGCAAAAAATTGCCCCGTGTGGTTACTACACGGACCAGTTCTCGACTTTTGACAATAAGGACGACTTTGCGGTAATGCGTCGAGCGTTGATCATCAATGACGACGAAATGACCGCCACGAACAACTCAACATTTGAAATCTTGAAGAAATTCATCACGCTACAGGAGTTTGAGTATCGGAAGCCATACGGACACCAAGCAGAACGATTCGCCAAGAATTTCGTAATGGCCCGGACGACCAATGAGTTGTATTACCTCAAAGACAAAACTGGGGAACGGCGTTTTCTACCGCTACATGTCAGCAAGGCTCGTCAGCAATATCACCCAGTGACGGATCTTAAACCAGATTATGTCCAGCAGCTTTGGGGCGAGGCAATGCATTTGTACCAAACCGGTTTTGATTTTGGTTTGACCAAGGAGCAAGAAGACGCTTTGAACCAACACCGGAAAGCATTTATGTACACCGATGAGCTAGAAGACAAGATCGAAGACGCCCTGGTCAACGACTGGGCAGGCTTAGATTTCCTAACTTCCGAGGCGATTGGTTTCAAAGTTGCCCCAGGTGTCGACCTAGTCAAAAATCGCAAGATTTCCAACCAAATTGCCAACAGTATGATCAATCGGTTTGGTTGGCGGAAGGGGCGGAAGAAAATCAATGGAGAAGCTCGGAGAGGTTATTTGCGGTGACACATGGTGACACTAAATACCACTAAAAGATGCGATAGTGTCACCTTTATAAACGTTGATATATCAGCGTTTGCAAGGTTTTTGGTGACACTATACCAGTATATTTACTTAAAAGTATGTAGGTAGTAGATATACCCAGGAAGGAAGAGCGCACCGAGAAAAGTTTGTGGCGGCCAAAATAGTGTCAATAGTGGTTCAAGCTTAGAGCCACAAGGGATGAAGGGGGTGACACATCGAAAAAATAGTGTCACCGGGTTAGGGGTGGGCGAATGGAGATAATGAAATGAATCGAATTGCTGAAATTAGAAGAGCGCGTGGATTGATGCAATCAGAATTAGCTAAACAATTAGGCGTTACACCTCAAGCAATTTCTTGTTATGAACAAGAAAAAAAAGAACCAAGGCTTAAGACACTGATAAAGCTGTCTAAGGCCTTAGACTGCTCGCTAGATGAGTTGTTAGGGTTAAGAAAAATCGACCGCAAAGTAATTTATTCAATTATGTTAGACGATGGACGAGTGGTTAACACCCCAGACCGGCCAGATTTATGGAAAGACGACGATGATTTCTTCGAGATCAATGCCTGCACGATGCCAGCTCCTGGTGAGCAACGACGTTACACTCGGATGTGGGTGAGCAAGGCGCATATCGTGACGGTTAATAATCGGGATTGGAGGGCTGCTGATGACCCAGCCTGAGCACGAAATTCAGAACGCCGTCCGGGTTGCCCTGTCAGCCAATCAATGCACAGTATTCCGGGTTAATGCGGGCCAGGTCCGTTTACCGGATGGCCGGTTTTTCCAGACCGGCGTACCGAAAGGGCACTTTGATCTTTATGGCTTCCGCTGGTCTGATCACCAAGTGTTTTACATCGAGGTTAAGACCAAGACGGGCCGGCCGCGCCCAGATCAGATTAAGTTCCACGATTTCCTCGTCCGGCGCGGGGTGATCCACGGGATTGCCCGCAGTCCGGAAGATGCAATCAAAATTGTGGAGGAAGGATTGGTGGGATATGGATTTTAACCTTATTCGGAGTGGGGGTGGACAAAATGCTAATCGAAATCACCCGCCACAAACGCAAATTTAAGTTTGTCCGGCCGTATTATTGGAAGATTACGATTATCGATCCCAAGCGGCCAAAGGAATGGCCGGCGGAAGTCGGCTATCTAGATCGCGCTACCGGACCCAACCATCAACCGATGCCAGGGTGGCAGGTGGATATGTATTACCCATACAACACCGTTGATGACGGGGTCTATCTGCCTGATGATTTACCAGAAGATGAAGCGGTAAAAGAAGCGCTCGAAATTGCGCAAGAAATCTTGGAGAAGTTCCGAGCGCAATGGGACAGAGATGACGGGAAGCCTATTAAATATATGTGGGGGTAAGCGATGGAGAAACTAATCAATCGGACTGTTAAGCATGGCTACGGAACAGTCTATTATCTTAATTTGACTGATGACATCGGTGACGAAGTAGATATTGTCGAATACAATGATGGCAGCTTTAACGATGATGGTTATGTAGATTTTAACTTGATGGGAATTGATAATCGTGACGAAGTTATGGCCGCCATTACTAAACGCTGGAGCGTTGAGTTTGACGGCGAGGTGATGTTTACGAGCTCAAATAAACCACAAGATTTTTACAACCTATTGCAAGCGATGTTGCAAAGCTATGCTTACATGGAATTCTACCGACGGGGGTGGATTAAATAATGACCTTTGAACAACTAACCCTGCGCCTGGACGAATGGCGCAAGCAACGCAACCTAGCCGACCCGAAAGCCCAAACCATGAAAGTAATGGAAGAAGTCGGTGAACTGTCCGCAGCAATCAACAAGCAGGACCGACTGAAGCTGATTGACTCGATCGGCGATACCTTAGTCACGGTGATCCTGTTAGCCCAAATGGAAGGATTAGATCCAACCAAGTGCTTAGAATCAGCCTGGAAGGTGATTGTCGATCGCAAAGGTCGGACGGTAGACGGCACGTTTATTAAGGCGGAGGATCTGACAAATGCTGATCTATAACGGGGGCGACATGCTCAGCGTGGCGACGCAGGCCCAAAAAGCCAAGGAAAACGCCCAGCTGCGGGCAATGGGCTTTGAGGTCTGGTCACCACAAGAGGATAAAGAAATCAACGATAAGCAACACCAAACCCAGGAAAGTAATGACCACCTGGCGGAATTGATTTTTGAGCACGACACGATTGGTATGGAGGAGGCTGACATCATTATTTTCGAGGTCGCCAATACCAACGTTGGTACCTGTGTGGAGATTGGACAGATGGCCCAACGGATGCGAAATAAGGCGTTTTTCCCACCAATATATTTCCATAGCTATGACATCCGCCGGACTAATATTCCGGAGACCGGTGATCGGCGGTCGACGTCAATTAATCAATACCTGTACGGGGCGATCTTATCCTTAAATCCGAAGGGGATTCAGACCTGGGATGAAATTGTGGAGGAGGTGGAACGATGGTTATGATTTGGTATACGGCATTTATGCTGATGTTAGTGCTTTGCCTGTCGATGGTTAACTTTGCAGCTTTACGGAATCCCGATAAAGTTCCTGATCTATTTGCTGCTTACTATGATAAGGAACGAGTGATAGCACAACTGGTTGTAGCGGTAGTTGCGGCAATCCTTGAAATGGTGTTTACGTTGATGCTGATCTTGTTAGGCATTAACCTAGCCAATCCGGTGCTGAAGGATGCGATTATTGTTCTGGCAGTAATTAACACGGTAACTGTGTTCTTTACCGTCCCCGTGCTCCACCGTGACCTGTATCGTAAGCGTTGGTATCTAGCACTCACTACTGCATATACGCTGGTTGAGTTTGCTGTCGTCGTATGGATTTTTATCTATCGGTTAGGAGAGATACTTTAAATGAACCCAAGTTACTACAAAATGAAGAATGGTCAAGATTTAAACGATATGTTTGAAGCTGGGCTGATCCCACACGTCGAATCGTTTTACATGGGCAACATTATCAAGTACACGGTCCGCCACCAAAACAAGAACGGGCTGGAAGACCTTGAAAAAGCCAAGACGTATCTTGACCGGTTGATCAAGTATGAGGAGGCAACCGCCAATGACAAATTTCAACGCAAAACTCGAAATTACCAAGGCGATTGATCGTTTGCAGGACAAATATCCAGCAGCGTGGACAAATGAGGTCCACCGATTAGAGGAGATAATCCCGTTAAGTGATCCGGATTACCAAGTCCTATTAAAACTACGCACTAAAACGCACGAGGTCTTTGACAGCGAAGCCACGATCCGCCAGATTGCTCGAATGATGCGGGAAAATCCGCAAAATAAAGTCCTGGCCCAACAAATGCACGTTGCAACGTCAACGATGAGTCGTTTTGTCGCTACTCACGAGGAACTCAAACGCCTACAACAGCATTATCAGCGACAATACACCAAGGTAATTGTCGAGGATTCGATTAGTGGTGGGATTAAGATTTTCCCTACTCCGGGTGCAGCAGCTAAAGCGATCGGGATTCCGTTTAAACGGCTCCAAGTAATGTTAACCCAGCGGGAAAATCCACCAATGATTTACGGGCACTTACAGGCAAAGCGAATGTTATGGTACCAGAATGACGGAGGTATGCAATGAAATATTTTTGGCTTGAATTTACGGGTTTGGCCCTGCTCTCCTTTGTGGCTGGGTACCTGGTTGGTGTTGTGATGAGGTGAGGCAGATGGAGGATTTGATGATGCGGCAACAACGACCAAGCAAGCGGGAACGGCAAATGGACTTACTATTGACGATTGTAACGGTAATCGTATTTATCATCGCCATTTGCTACGAGGTACATTATTTTCGCTGAAAAGCAAAAAGAAAAAGCCTACCCTTACAGGCAGACCACACATCAAATTAATTATAGCATGTGGGGTAGGTTATGTACGAACAACAATTTCTATTGGACGATGATATTGATTACAAGGCGACTGAGGCCAACGTTAAGCATTTTTTAACCCGGATCTACCCGCGTGCTAAGCGGATGGCTGGCAAAGATCTTAGCGGTATCCAGTCGCCTCAAATTACCGACATGCCTAAGGGGGCACCAGTAGGCAATCCCTTAGAGCAACGGATTATCCAACGGTCTTATGCCCAGCAAGTGGTCAAGGCGACGGTTGATGCGATCTATCGGTGCGATGCATTTAGTCGCGAGGTCTTGGATTTGCTGTATCTACAAGGCTACTCAGATTCCGCTTGTTACATGGCGATCGGGTATCAACGCAGCCAGTATTTCAAACGGATCAAACCAAAGGCGCTGAGGCAATTCGCCGAGGCATATGCACTTGATGATCTAGAAATCCATAACAAAAATCGGACTCAAAACGGACTAAAAGCGGACTGAGAGCGGACTATGACCGGACTCATAGACCGGAAAACCGCGTTATAGTGTTATTGTCCAATGGTTTGGATAGATACTCCAATTTTTCCGGTAGCGGTGTAGCTCAATGGGCGAGCAACAGGTGTAACCTGAAGATCCCGGTTCGATTCCGGGCATCGTCATTCCGCCTACTCGACAAGGCGGGTGCCAAGTTCCCAGGTGGGGCAGTGAGGTTATGAAGCGATACCTTGCTGGCAAAAGTACGGTTCGAATCCGTCGCTTGGGCATTGCTGGACTGAAAAGTGACTTAACACGGAGGTGTGGTAAGCCTACTTTGTATAGCAACAGCCTAGCCTCCGGAGCATACTACCTAGCATTTAATATTATCAGGAGGTGAGAGCCTCCCCCTTTACGATTTGTTGCTCCGGTTACCTCGTAGTGGCACGTTTACATTTACAATCAAGGTTTCAATGGTGATTTGTTTACGCAGATGGATTAGTATTAATGAAAACAACCGGTACTGCCGGTCCTCCTTTTTCTGAATGAAGGTATAACGCGTTTAAATTAGGTGCCTTGGGGTGCAAATCCCCGCTACGAGTTTAGATGGTTTGCCCAGTTATGGGCCACAGCTCAGCTTAACGGCTGGGCTTTTTTATTTGGAAAGGGTGAATTTTGTTGTTCATGAAATTTATTGCTATGTTAATGGTTCCAGTTATGTTTATTGGAGCCCTATTAATTAAGCCAACACTCATTGGCGTTGGTTTATTTGTTACATCGCTAATTGTCGAATTTTTGATTATTTATTTAGTGACTTATATGCTAGAAGCTCATTAATAAAAAATTAGGAGTGACTGCAATGTTTATTGAAAAAATGTCTTATACACCTGTAATGGTTGATGGATTACGCCAAATGGTAATGATTTATAGTGTGCTATTAGATTCTGCACGTAAGGAAACAGAATCAGAGGTTGAAGCATATAAAATGGCAGATCATGTATTTACTGGCATCTTAAGCTCTAGCGAAAACAGCAAAGATAAATAATTTTAAGCCTGGTTATTAGAACTGGGCTTTTTATGTAATTGGATATAGTTATGAAGATGTAAGGAGATCAAATACCTATGGAAGAACATGTTAAAAGATTGGTAGTTGAGAGAGATGAGCTTTCGGATAAGCTTAAAAAGCTCTCGGAATTCATGAAGAGCGATGCTTTTAAGAAACTTGATGAAGATGACAAAATGATTTTGAAAATCCAAAAAGATTCTATGAAAACATACAAACGAGCTCTTGACTTACGTATCTATTGGGAAATCTAGCAATGTATCAAACTAAACGATTTGGATTAGTTGCTAGCAGGCAAGAGTATTTAATGTTATGTCGTGCTGAACGAACTAAGAAACGATTAGCAAAGAAAAAGCCGACAGGTCAACGCTTGTCGGCTTTTAAAGTACACGAAAATAAATAGTTTTCCCTCTAATTCGCTTGACTTATGTACGGTATAGTACTATTATAATAAGTGAAAGGAGGATAGGAATATGGCAAAACATAAAAAGAAAAAGGAAAAGCAGAACGACAAAGTTGAAGCTACAAAGTGGGCGGCAATAGCTGCATGGGCAGTACCTGCTTATCCGATTGCAGAAACAATTAAAATAGTCGTTAAGCATTTCCTTAAATAAACAATAACAAAGGGTTGAGGTGAGAGCCTCGCCCGCTTTGCTATATTCTATTTTATCATGAGTAAACAAGGAAAGAAGTATCGCAAAAGTATTAAACTTGCTTTGATTACTGGTGTAGTGGCATGGGTTGTCTATGGGGCTGTACGCGTATGGCTAGGATAAACTTGAATACTCCAGATATTATGGATGCTAAAGAAGCGTCCATAATCTGGGGCCATGCTGAAAACTATGTAAGGAGAACTTACCAGCAGAACCCGGATAAATTTCCAAATGGATCTATAAGAAAGTTTGGAAAGCAATGGATAGTTACTACCGAGGGAATGGAAGCAATCACTGGTACTAAGGATCCACGAAAACAGAATAATGATTAGTACAATGGCGCCATGTGGTATATATCTATCGACTAGCTTATCTGTGAGTTAGGTGATAAGAGTGGTTGAATCAATTATGAGAGGTAAAGGATGCATAGAAAGTCATTTAAGAATGTTAAAAATCATTTTTTAGATATTAATGATGATTGGTTTAATGCAATGTATAAGTATAAGATTGATGATCATTTGGGAATGGAAGCAGAAATTAGCTTTCTTAAACAACCTGATAGTATTGATATCTTATTAACTAATCTCTATTACCCTAATATGCGTCAAGGCGTACGAGAGCAGGACGACCAACAAACGGTTTTTAAGTTGTCTAAAGATAATGCTGAAAAATTACGAGACTATTTGAATAAAGTATTATAGACGACTGTCAGTTTGATGGTCGTTTTTATTTTGCGATTAGAAAGGTGGTGTGGTGGTATGCCATGAGTAAGATGGAAGAAGCTAAGGCGGATTACTTAGCTGGGATGAAGTATAAGGACATTGCCAAGAAATATGGTGTTGCGCTTAGTACAGTTAAGTCGTGGAAGACTAGGAATAAATGGCAACGAAATAATGCAACCAAGAAGAAAAGTATGCATACAAAAGCAAAAAGTACGCGTACAAAACAAGAAAAGGTTGCACCGTCGTTACCGCCTCCAGAATTGCCAGATAGTGATGAACTTACTGATAAGCAAAGAGCCTTTTGTTTGTACTATTTGCAACGATACAATGCGACTTGGGCTTATCAGAAAGCGTATGGTGGAAGTTATGATACAGCTCGGACTAACGGACCGAGATTGCTTGCAAATGCTCGCATTAAAAATTATCTCGCTGAGCTTAAAAAGCAGCAGTCACAGGATTTGTATTTAGATGCTAATGACATCTTAAAGCAGATAGCAAAGCAAGCCTTCGCTGATTACGGCGATTATATCGACTTTGGAAGTGAAGAGGTAATAGAAGTGGATGCTAAGGGGATGCCTGTTTTTGACCCAGAGACTGGTGATTATAGGAAGTATACACGGTCATTTGTTAACTTAAAGGATAAAGAGGAAGTTGATACCTCATTATTGAAAAAAGTTAGCATTGGCCGTGACGGTGTGGTTGTTGAACTTATGGATCAGCAGAAGGCATTGCAACTATTGCTTGATCGCTTACCAGAGCCAGAAATTGATGATGAGAGTACTAATTCATTACTCACAGCACTTAATAAGGGATTGCAAAAGATATGGAGTGATAAGAAGAATGAAGACGATAAAGGGTAGATTTCCATTTACTCCATTCAGCCAAAAGCAACTTCAAGTTCTTAGCTGGTGGGCTAATGATGAATTAAAGAGTTATGAAGCCATTATTTGTGATGGCTCCGTTCGTGCAGGTAAGACAGTTGTGATGTCATTGTCATACGTGCTATGGTCAATGACCCAATTCAATGGTCAGCAGTTTGGGATGGCTGGTAAAACAATTGGATCATTTAGGCGTAACGTGCTAAGACCATTGCGAAGCATGTTAGAAAGCGAAGGGTATGCTATTCACGATTCAAGATCAGATAATATGCTAACGATCAGCAAGAATGGTCATACAAATTATTACTTTATCTTTGGTGGTAAAGATGAAGCATCACAGGACCTAGTTCAAGGTATTACTTTGGCTGGGTTCTTTTTTGATGAAGTTGCTTTGATGCCACAGTCATTTGTTAATCAGGCAACAGCTCGTTGTTCGGTAACAGGTTCTAAGATGTGGTTTAACTGCAACCCCGAAGGACCTTACCATTGGTTCAAACTAGAATGGATTGACCAAATGAAAGATAAGCGGGCGTTACGACTTCATTTTATGATGCAGGATAATCCGTCATTGGCACAAGAAACGATTAATCGTTATAACCGAATGTATTCCGGTTTATTCTATCAACGTTACATCTTAGGGCTGTGGGTAATGTCAGAAGGGGTTATCTATGACAACTTTGATCGCGACACGATGGTAGTTAATGAATTGCCTAATCACTTTGAAAAATATTATGTATCATGCGACTACGGTACACAAAACCCAACAGTATTTTTATTGTGGGGGCGTAATCATGGCGCTTGGTACTTAGTTAAGGAATATTACTATTCAGGACGTGCAACTGCTCACCAAAAGACAGATGAGCAGTATTGCCAGGAGCTTAAGAAGTTTCTTGGTAATATTCACGCAAAGATTATCATTGACCCGTCTGCTGCTTCTTTTATTGCTGTGTTACGGAATAATGGTTTCCGAGTACAAAAGGCAAAGAATGATGTGGTGGATGGTATTCGTGTTACTCAAACGGCGATGAACGAAGGCAAGATACTATTTAGCAATCAATGTCCTAATTTATTTAAAGAATTATCCAGCTATGTATGGGATGAAAAAGCAGCTGAACGTGGTGAAGATAAACCAGTGAAAGAACATGATCATGCTTGCGATGCTATGCGTTATTTCGTTTACATGGTTATCCATAAAGGCTTCACTGCAAAGATTACTAAACGTCCACATGTTCGTGGGTTATAGAAAGAAGGTGTTTATGTGGCTGTTGCAATTGATAGAGAATTACTTGGGGATGTTAACAAGCCAAATCTTGAAGCAATCAACTATGCAATTTGTAAGTTGAAAGAACGACAAGGTAGGTTAGATAAACTTGCTGATTATTATAATGGGAATCAAGAAGTTAATAACCATCGCTTTGAGAATGCTAAAGTTAAGGCTTCTAACGTTATGATTAATCATGCTAAGTACATCACTGATATGAATGTTGGCTTTATGACTGGTAATCCGGTTAAATATACCGCCAAGAAAGGTAAGAATATTGATGATGTGTTAGAAGCACTAGAAAAGATTGATATCCATAAGCACGATATTGAGCTTGAAAAAGACTTATCTGTGTTTGGGTATGGTTATGAATTGCTTTATCTTAAAACGATTGAGCCAACTATTAGCATTGATGACCTTGGTAATGAAAAGATTACTCCTAATACTGAATTACGAGTAGAAGCTGTTGATCCACGTGCCGCAATTATTGTTACTGATGATACGGTTGAACACGACCCTTTATTTGGTGTTTTTGTTCAAGCAAAGAAAAATTTGAGCGGACAGAATGATGGTTATAGTGTCACGGTCTACATGCCAAAAAAGATTGTAGAATATCGCACTGAAGTAGGAATGGAAGTATCGACAGATGATCAAATCGTTGACGAATACGATAACTTGTTCAATGCAGTTCCATTAATTGAGTATCGAAATAATGAAGAACGACAGGGTGATTTTGAACAACTAATCTCGTTGATTGATGCTTATAACCTCCTCCAAACTGATCGAATTTCTGATAAAGAAGCTTTTGTTGATGCAATCCTTGTTACATTTGGCTTCGGATTAGAAGAGGATGAAGACAGTATTGAAGCGTTGAAGAATGGTGTTATTAATGCACCTTCTCGTGACGATGGGGCTGATGTTGAATGGTTAACTAAGACTTTCGATGAAACACAGGTTAACTTGCTTAGCCAATCAATTGAAAATGATATTCACAAAATTTCATACGTTCCGAATATGAACGATGAAAAGTTTATGGGGAACGTATCTGGTGAAGCAATGAAATTTAAGCTGTTTGGGCTTGAAAATCTTATTTCAATTAAGAAGCGTTACTTCTTCGATGGCTTGCACCGGCGATTAAAACTGATCCAAACCATCGTTAATATTAAAGGTGGCAATTCGGATGTTGATGGTTGTGATATATCGTTAACACCAAACATTCCCGTCAACTTGTCTGATGTGGTTAATAACATTAAAAACGCTGACGGTATTCTTCCACGCAAGATTACTTATAGTTGGCTTCCACAAGTTGGGGATGTTCAAGAAGTTATTGATGAAATGGCTCAACAAGATGCTGATAACATCAAAAAGAACCAGCAAGCGTTACAGCGACAAGATCCAGACCGTTTAGAATTGGAGGATAGTCAAGATGATTCGAGTGAAGATCCAAAAGGAACAGAACAAGACGACAATCATAGCAAGCGGACACGCTGAGTATAGTGTAAAAGGCTCTGATATCGTCTGTGCTTCGTTTTCTACCTTGCTAACTCATACGGTTAATAATTGTACTAACGTGGCTGTAAATGATGAGAATGGAACTCTGACGGCTGTATTTACAAATAGTGAACGCATTGAAGATAAAACTTTGCTAAACGCGTTTGAGAATACAGTTAATCAGCTTGTGGAACAATACGGTCAATACATCACTGTTTTGTAGGTGAAAGCCTATGAAAGTTGATAAAAATAAATTCAACTATTGGCAATTGCGAGACTTGCAAGATGAACAAAAGAACCAGGATGAAGCAACCAAACGCCTAAAAGTTATTAACGCTGCGTATCAGAAAGCACAAGCATATTTAAGCAACGAGGTCCAAAAGATTTATCGTCGCTATTTTTATGCTGACATTACTGCCGATGAAGTGGCAACGATCATGTCATCGCACATCTCACCATCTGAGCTGGTAACCTTACAAGCGTTAGCAAGCAATATTGTCGATAAAGAAAGTAAGAAGGCTGTTGATAATTACTTAAATCAATTAGCCGCTAAGAGCAGAATTACCCGACTGGAAGAGTTACAAGTCAAAGCGTATATAGTTGCTAAAAATGTTGGAGACGTTGAATTGGATCAGAATATTAAATTGCATACTGATGTAATGAAAAGAACCTGGTCCGAAGTCGAAAAGCAAGGAGCCGTATATGATAAAGTAAAAGATTACAAGCTCCCTAATAAAACAAAACCAGCCTTAGAATCTAAAGAAAATAAAATCGTTATCAAGAACCCTAAGACTGATAAGAAGATTGCAACGGTATCGATGGAACAAGACGTACCGAAGTCGAAAATCACTGAGCTACCTAATCGTTATGTGGAGGCAGCATTAAATTCCAGATGGGAAGGCAAAAACTTTTCATCACGTATTTGGGATAATACTGATAAGCTTGCTGAACGCTTGCAAAAATTATTTACGGCTAAAGAGTTAAGCGGAATGTCTGAACGAGAAATGATTAAGCAAATTGAAGATGAGTTTAATACAAGTCGTTTCAATGCTAGTCGATTAATCAGAACCGAAGCTAATTATTTTTACTCTAAGGTAAAGCTTGATAGCTGGAAGAAACGGGGAGTTAAGCAATATCAGTTAATTGCTGTTCTTGATAGTCGAACCAGTAAGATATGTCGAGCAATTAATAATAAAATTTTTAACGTATCTGATGCAGTTATTGGTAAGAATGTGCCACCTTTGCATCCGTTTTGTCGAACTGTGCCTGTAATCTATCTAGGTAACAATAAATCTTGACCTAAGCACGTCATGAAACTACTTCAATAATTGAATACGTGTGTGGGCTTGAAGACACACTTTTAGAAGTCATTGTGTAGAAATATGGAGTGGCTTTTTTCGTGCAGTCATAAATTCAAGTGTGCATGGGTAGAAAGGATTATATCTATGGAAAAAGCAAAGTTTTATAGCAATTTGCTAAAGCTGAACTTACAGCGGTTTGCAGATGAAGGACAAGATGGAAAAGGAGGTGCTGATACAGGAAATGAAGCAACGGATACTAATGATGATTCTGATACGCAAAATAAGCCTTTCATGACGTTCCAGACCCAGTCAGAATTGGATTCTTATTTTGATAAGAAGTTAGACAAGGCGTTAGGGACTGCTAAGGCTAACTGGGAAAAGGAACAAAGCGATAAGGCAAAGAAAGCTAAGGATCGCAAGAACATGACCGAAGAAGAACGACGTGAGGATGACTTCAAGCAACGGGAAGAAGCTTTATCTGCTCGTGAAGCTGATGTTACTAAGCGTGAGAATCGGAGCAAGCTTGCTTCTCGTTTAGTTGATGATGGTTTGCCAACCGGTTTAGTTGATGTCTTTGATGATGTTCTAGCTAGCGAAGACAATATGAACGAAACGTATGAACGGGTAAGCGAAGTATTTCGTAGCGCTGTTCACGATGCCGTTGAAACTCGGTTAGCACAAGGCTCACGAACACCTAAGAGTACGGATGATAATTTGACTCATAAATCGGCTGGTGAGCTTTATGCTGAAAAGGCTAATAGTGCTAATAAATCTGAAAGTGATTTTTGGAAATAAGAAAGGAGAATGACAATTAATGTACACACGATTTCAAGATGGTAAGCAATTAAACTTCCTTGCTTCTGAGAAGTTCACTGCTTTCCCTGAAACAATTAACAAGGACAATTACAATGTCCAAACTGATGACTTAGGACGCAAGTATGTACCTGCTGGGACAGTATATCCAACTAATGACGCAAAGGCGGTTGGTATTACTGTTAATGATGTATATGTATCAGAAGATGGTTCTAATCAAATGGTAGCTGTTATGCGTGAAGGTTGGGTATTAAGTCAACGATTAACTCCAACTCCATCAGCAGATGCAATTAAAGCAATGACAGCAATTCACTTTAAGGATTTAGATACTACCACAGCAGATCCAAAAGTGTAGTGAGGAGGAGATAATAGATGAATAAGCAAACACTTAAGCTAGATTTACAACGTTTTGCCACACCAATTCTTGATATGTTCGATCAGAATACGGTGCTTGATTATACTCGTAATCGTCAATATCCAGATATGTTAGGTGATACTTTATTTCCAGCAACTAAGGTTCCAACACTCGAAGTCGATATCTTAAAAGCTGGTAGTCGTGTCCCAACAATTGCTAGCTATTCAGCCTTTGATGCCGAAGCCGAAATCGGTAGTCGTGAAGCAAGTAAGATGACTGCTGAATTAGCATATGTAAAGCGCAAGATGCAAATTACCGAAGAAATGTTAATCAAGTTACGTTATCCACGTAATAATGCCGAAGCTAACTACTTAAAGCAATATGTATTTAATGATATTGATGCAATGGTTCAAGCGGTGAAAGCACGTGGCGAAAAGATGACAATGGAAATGTTTGCTACTGGTAAGATTACTGATAAGGACAACGGGATTTCCGTTGATTATCAAGTTCCAAAAGAGCATCAAACTGCATTAGCAAGTAATACTACTTGGGATAGCGGTGGTGCTTCGATCATTGAAAACTTACAAGATTGGTCTGATAAGCTCGACATTACCCCAACGCGTGCATTGACCTCTAAGAAGGTATTACGGACATTAATGCGTAGTACTGAAATTAAGGAAGCGATCTTTGGTAAAGATACCGGTCGGGTTGTTGGTCAAGCTGATTTAGATCAGTTCATGGTTGCACAGGGACTTCCGGTTATTCGTGCATATGCTGGTAAGTATCGTGAGGAAGACGCTAAGGGTAAAGTTAAAACACAAACTTACTTCCCAGAAGATCGGATCGTTCTCTTTAATGATGAAGTACCAGGTGAAAAGATCTATGGACCAACTCCCGAAGAAAACCGCTTGATCTCAACTAATGCGCAAGTATCAGAAGTTGGTAATGTTATGGCTAAGATTTATGAATCCGGCGAAGACCCAATTGGAACTTGGGTATTAGCAGCGGCAACTATGCTTCCATCATTTGCTAGCGCTGATAATGTATACCAAGCTAAAGTCCTTTAATTAATTGGAGGTGCTGAATGTGGATCAAGTGGCCGAAATGGTTCCATCCGTAAGTGCTCGTTTAAAAGTTACGGATGATGAATTAATTAAGGAGCTAGTAGAAGAAGCAAATGCTCAGGTGCTAGATTATACGGGTCAAAAAGAATTAGTTGGTAACATGAGTGTGTATGTTAAAAAGTTGGCAGTCATTAACTACAACCGACTAGGACTTGAAGGCGAAACGCAACGCTCGGAAGGTGGCGTAACTAATTATCTCGAGACTGGCATTCCAAAAGATATTCGACAAGGATTAAACCGCTATCGAATTGCTAAGGTGACGAAGCTATGAGATTAAAAGAAAGTGATCTTACAACCGTTTATCTTAAAGAACCAACGAATACTCAAGATGATGAAGGCTATAGCATTTCTAGCTGGGGTGATCCACAACCAATTAGGATGAATGTTCAATCAGCTGGTGGTACGGTCAATGCGCAAATTTATGGAAAAGATATTAAATATATTAAGACATGTAAGTATCAAGGCGATTTACTTTCAGAAGGGCACGGCGAAGGCTTTGGTATTTGCCTAAAAGTTCCGAGTTCTAGTGATCCTGATTATAAGATTACGGCTATTCAAGAGTTTTCTACTCATAAAAACGTTACTTTAGAACGTATCAAGAGAGATGAGCAAAATGATTGAATGTGAGATTGTGGGGCTCAATGAGTTAAAAACTAAGCTACGAAAACTTCCTCAAGTTGTAGCAGATGCAACTGTTAACGGCCAAGAGACAGCAATTGAACAAGCCGAAGCCTATGCAGTCCAAGAGTTGCAATCTAGTATCAAATATTCTACTGGTGAACTTGCTCGTAGCTTTAAGCATGAAGTAAAAGTCGATGGAGATGAAATAGTCGGTCGTTGGTGGAATTCGTCAATGATTGCTATTTTCCGTGAGTTTGGTACTGGTAAGGTTGGTGAACAATCTAGTAAGCAGCTCCCACCTAATGTGGCAATTGTTTATCGCCAAACTCCCTGGTATATTCCAGCTGAGGAAGTTGAAATTGACCTTACAAAAATCTATGGAATTCCAAAGGTTAAGATTAAAGACAAGTATTTTTATCGAACCAACGGACAACCAGCAAGACAATTTATGACACCTGCTGCTAACAGAATAGCTAAGGAAGCGCCTGGGATTATAAAGAAATCAGTTGACCAAGAGCTTCGTGATAAATTAGGTGGTTAAATGGAAATCTACAATGTTAAAGCACTGGTATATAAGACGTTGAAGTCTATTCCAGAATTAAAGATCGTCTCGCCATCGTATCCTGATAAATTTACCGTATTTCCTATTGCTATCTATAAAACCTCCCAAACTTCTTTTATTCGTAATAACTGGCAAGAAGAAACCGATACTGAATGGCAGATAACAATTGATTTGTATAACGATAAAGGATCGCTAACCAAGATAAAAAATGAGCTCATTGCTAAGTTTTCAGCAATGGGCTTTTCTAATAGCGTTGGTGACCAAGATCTAAATGGAATAACACGAGTAGTTCTTGTTTTTACAGGAATTGTCGATAATACCAGTAAACGTGTATATCAGAAAGGATGAAATAAATGAAGAACGTAAAATTTTATGGCGACTTATTGAAGCTAGACTTACAACGATTTGCAGTTGATAGCACTGATGGTTTAGTTGGTACTGGTACCAAGCTTGAACGTTCAGAAGATGGATCAACGTGGGAAGAAATTGCAGATATCAAGACTATTCCCGAATTAGGTGGTGACACTGAAAAGGTTGATGTCACTACTTTGGCTGATGACCGGCGGAAGCAAGTTGAAGGGATCCAAAACGCCTCTAACGTTCAGTTCCAAGCTGTATATAAGGGTGCTAGTTTTGCTAAGGCCCTAAAACAAGCCGGTGACCGGAAACAATATCAATGGAAAGTTACTTACCCAGACGGTATGACTGCTACAATGCGTGGATCATACAACATCAAGTTTGCTTCTGTGGCTGTTAACGGTGCATTAGGTTACACAATTACTATTACTGTATCTGATGGTCCACACTTCACTGCTGCACCAGGTAGTGAAACGCCAAAGGGCTAGTTTATTAATAAACGTGGGTTCGATTCCCGCGTTTATCTTTAGTGACAAATAAAAATTAAAGGAGAATTTATTCATATGACAACTACTGTTAAGAAAGCAACAAAGACAATGCAATTAGGTGATTTGGAACTTGACTTAAAGCTCGGCGGTCGTGAGGTATTTAAGATTGAACGCCGACTCGGTAAGTCTATGTTGTCCTTGTTTATGGACTCTCAAGGTGGAAACAAGCTACCTCCAGTTAATGAAATTCTGATCGTATTACAAGGCGCTAATCAAAATCATGGCGTAACTGATAAACGTGTATTGAATGCCTTTGAAAAGTACTTAGATGATGGTAATACCACGATGGATCTCTTCAATGCATTGATGGAACTATTTGAAGCGTCTGGTTTTTTCGGCAAAAAGAAGAAATCATCGAAGACCAATTCGGAATCGGACGAAGTGACATTAGATCCAGTGGAAGCGGGACAAGATCAGTTGCTGTAGACGAAAAGAATTACGATACAGTATCAGATTTATTCAAAGATCTTTACCCAATCGCTGTTGAATCAGGAATAGACGCTGATCATTTCTGGGATTTAGACTTTGCGGAAATCATGACGCAGATTGCCGCTAACAGGAAGCGAGAATTAAATGATTTACGTGCCAAAGCATACATGGATCACCGTTTAAGTGAGTTGGTAGCATTTGCGATTAATGATCCTGCTAAGATGCCTAAGTTAGAAGAAGCTTATCCGTTTGTTAAGGATGATATGAATCAGATAGAGCAACCACCTGAAGAAGAGCCCGATTGGAAGAGAGATCAAGCTATTCTTATGCAACAAGCTCAACGAATTAGACAATTTAATAAAGATAAAGGAGGAGGTGAATAGTAATGGACTTGGAAGAACTTGAGTTAAGGTTTAGAGCTAATTATGGGGATGTACTCCAAAAAATGGATGAGTTGACTAGTCTCATCGGCCAAAAAACTAACGATATGCAAGTTAAAATCCAAAGTAACTTGGATCGTATTCAGCAGAACATGAACGATAACGCTTCTAAAGCAAATGAGAAAGCCAAAGAAGAAGTTCGTCAACGTGAAGAGGCTGAAAACTCTAAGCAAAAATCTATTGAGCGTACAGCTAGTGTTCAAGATGATGCAACTAATAGGATCATCGAAGGAAACAAGGCCCAAGCTGAAAGTTCCAAAGAAGCTGTTAATCAGTCAGAAAAAAGTTTGGATAGTTTAACTGCTCGTTTGCAAGAAGCGGCTAATATGCAACAGCGAATCGCTCAACAAACTAAGGTAGCTCGTGAAACTGTAGGTGATATTCCTGTTAAACAAGCTCAACAAGAAGTGCGTCCTAAAGAAAAGACTAGACCAAGAATAGGAAACTCAAGCTTCGATGACTACCAAGAAAAAAGAATTCAGAGCTATATGCCTAAAAGGCCTGTTGATTTAGGGATTGATGATGAAATACAAGCAGAAGCTTCCCGAGCTAAGAAGGAAATTGATGGGCTTGTATCCCACATCAACGAGAAAATGCAACAGGCGCAATCAATGCAACGTAGAATAGCAACATTGATGGCTAGCAGAGATAACCTTGATATGAACAAACAAGGCAGTCAGGTTAGAGCAATGCGACTTGATGACCAGATTGCTAATGCACAAGTCAAGATGGAACGTTATCAGAACCAAGCCAAAGCCCTCGCACAAGAAATGTCGCAAGAGCTTAATACTATTCCAAATTCACTCAAACGTATTGAACGTGAGATGGATCAAACGGAAGCAAAGATTGAACGGATTAGGCGTACTATTGCGGAAACCAAAGCGCAAGATGCTGTTCTTGGTAGATCATCTGGTAATAACAAGGAACTTAAAGAAGCCGAAACAGAGTATAAACGTCTTATAAATCGAAGTAATGAATTAGCTAAGGCTTATAGTTACGTTAGTTCACGTGGCGATGAGTTACGAAATGCTTCTTCAAGAGTGAACACTACACTAGCTCAAGAAGGTAACACCGCATCAAATACAAGTTCAAGGCTTAATCGGTTACGAAATACTATTTCAAACGTCACCTCGTCATTTAGACGCATGGGTGATAGTGGTAGTTCCTCAATGAGAAGAGCTGGTACAAGTGCTTCTTTACTCAGTGAACGATTAAAGGGCGTCAAGATGGCAATGAGCATGTTAGCCAGTCAGTTAATTGTGTTTACGCTACTGTATCAAGGTATCATGATGCTTGCTCAGGGAATGGGTTCAGCATTGATGACTAACCGCCAATTTGCAAGTAGCTTTAATGCAATTAAGGTTAATTTGCTGACTGCTTTCTATCCAATTTATAGCTATGTTTTGCCAGCAATTAACGCGCTAATGAATGCCTTGCGTAAGGCAACTGGTTGGATTGCTCAATTTACTTCTGCTTTAACTGGTATGAGCCTTTCTGGTGCTCGTAGCGGGGCGCAAGGACTTTATAACCAAGTTCGTGCGATGAACGATACTTCAAAAGCGGCAAGTAAAGCCAGCGATGCGGTCAAGAAGCAACAGCAAGAGCAAGCGAAAGCAGTTCAGCGTGCTAACCAACAGATTGCCGAAGCTAACCGTCAAGGTGCAGCGGCAGTAGCGGCTGAAAACGAAAAGATAAAGGCTGCTAACGAACAAGCTAAGAAAGCCTTTGAAGATACTAAGAAGGCAAATGAAGATCTTCAAGCATCGCTCATGGGCTTTGATGAGTTAAATGTTTTAGATAATAGCAAGAACAAAAGTGGTGATAATGGTAGCTATGAAGCGCAACCACTAGAGAAATTTACTCCGCAGCCAAAACAAGATACGCCAATCTTCGACGATCCTGGTATTGATGATGGTGGAGCAGGTGATGAGGGTGATCCCGGTATTGACTGGAACGTTCCTCTTGAAGCCTCGCAAAACGCTATTGATGCGGCTAATAAAGTCAAAAAAGTTCTTGGTGAACTATTTGATCCAATGAAAAAAGCTTGGGATGAAAAGGGTCAAGCTGTTGTTGATGCTGCTAAGTATTCATGGTCAGAAATTAAGCGGTTATTAGGTGATGTAGGGAATTCATTCTTACATGTCTGGGACAACGGTACCGGGCAAAAAGTAATGGAGAACTTGCTTCAACTGCTAGCAGATATGCTGAATATTATTGGCGACATTGCGAGGGCATTTGCCGAAGCATGGGAAGAAGGTGGACGAGGAACAAGGTTTATTCAGACTATCTTTGATTCACTGAATAATATTCTTGTTGCTATCCATCACATAGCTGAATCATTCCGTGAAGCATGGAATACTGGTGATCTTGGTAAAAGGATTTTTGCTAATCTCTTAGATTTGGCTACTAACCTAGTTAAATTCATTGGTGATATTGCTAAAGCCTTTGATGAAGCATGGCAACACGGCAATAACGGTACAAGACTATGGCAAGCTTGGCTTAATGCGCTTAATAATATACTTAGAATTTTTAAGGATATGGTTGGATCCGTTGATGAAGCATGGAATCACTCAAAATTAGGTGTTTCAATCTGGAGCCATCTTATTGAAATTGTTACAGGCATTGGTAATACAATTGGCAATTTAGCGGACCAATTCGACAAGGCTTGGAAACATGGTGATGTTGGAACATCAATCTTTAAGACGCTCTTAGGTATGGTTGATGATATGTTAGGTGCTCTTGGTGATATGGCAACTTACACTGCCAATTGGGCTAAGAAGCTTGACTTTACACCGCTGTTGCAATCAATTGACACTTTGCTAAAAGCTATTCGTCCAGTTACTAAAGATGTTTGGAACGGTTTGGCATGGGCCTACAAGAATGTCCTGTTACCTCTAGCCGGATTTACTATTACTAAACTACTTCCAGACTTCTTTAACTTGTTAGCAGCTGCATTAAAGGTTGTTCATAATGTGATTAAAGCTGCTGAACCTATTTTTGAATGGTTCTTTGATGGCTTTCTGAAACCATTAGCAAAGATTACAGGTTTTGCTATTGTTGGTGCATTGAAATTACTAACAGGTGCATTAAATCTACTGTCCGATTGGATCAACCATCACCAAACAGCAGTTAAGGTAATGACTACTACTTTGATGACGCTATTTAGTCTTAAGGTTGCAGGTAAAACTATTTCGAGCATTAAGGACTTTACCGATACTCTTAAAATAGTTACAATGCTCAGCTTTGATAAGCTTAAGAATGGTGCTAAGTATGCTGATGACTTACTGGGAACGGTGATTGATTTTGGTAAACACCCAATTACTAAAATTCAAGAACTTGCCAAAGTTAGTTTTAATAATATTAAAACAGGCTGGAGCAATGCTACAAAGCTATGGGATGAAGTCAACAAGTCATGGCAAAACACCAATCTTGCTAAGACCGACTTTCTTAAATCTGCTAAGTCATCTATTAAGTCTGGCGAGCCAATGAAACTCGGTCAGAAGATGGGAATTGGCCTGTCAACGGCTATGATTGGTGTAACGTCTGGAATTGATATCTATAAGGGGATCAAGGCTAACAATAAAGAAGACAAGTTCAAGAGTTTTGGTTCTGGTATCGGTGGAGCTATTGGTGGCGGAATTGGACTTTTCTTTGGTGGTCCGATTGGTGCCGCTATTGGTCAACAAATCGGTTCATTTATCGGTAAATGGGGTGGCGTTGGTGCCTCTAAGTTTGGCGATGGATGGGCTAAATATGGCAAAGGTAAAAAGCCCAAGGATTGGGTTGAAGCTATTGGCTTTAAATCACACGAAATCCTAGATAACTTTACGTCTTGGGCTAAACAAGTTGGACCAAATATCAGTAACTATATTGGCAAGAGTAAGAAAGGTATTGAAAAAGCTGGTAAGAACATCGGCAAATGGACTACTGGTTTTATCAGTGATACTCAAAAAACATTGAAGAAGTGGGCTTCGGGTATCGGAACTAACTTCAATAAAGATGTTGAAAAGAGTAAGAAACTTGCTGTTGCTGGTAGTAACAAACTTAAATCTTGGACTACTGGATTTGTTGATGATGCCAAGAAAGACATCAAAAAATGGGCTCAAAAAATTGGTTCTAATATTAATAACGATGTTGAAACTGGTCATGAAATGGCTACTAACGCCGGAAACAAGTTGAAAGACTGGACGACAAGTTTCAGAGAATCAGCAAGTCAGCGTGTTCGTTCGTGGGCACAACGCTTGGGTGATCACATTAACAACGGTGCCGAGTCATCACGATCAGGTGCTGTTAATGCTGGTAATAAATTATCTGAGTGGACTAGGAGTTTCTTCAATGGTGCCAATAGTAGTATTCATAATTGGGCCGGTAATCTAGGTGGTCATGTAAGCAACGGTATTGGTGGTGCTTACAATTCCGCTAAGAATGCTGGTGAGCGTTTGGGAAGTTGGGTCTCTAGTTTTAGAGATGGTACTTCACGAACTCTTAGCTCATGGGCTGGTGGACTTGGTGGCACTATTGGTAATGGAATTACTAGTGGTTTGCAGAGCATTAGGAATGCTGCTAACCGGGTGGCTGATGCCATTGTTACACCTGTTAAGAATGCTACTAATAAGATTCGAGATGGTATTAACTGGGTGCTTAATAAACTTGGCGGTGGTTCTGTTGGTTGGGGATTCTTTAATTGGAATTCATACAAAACAGGGACACAAAATCATCCAGGTGGATTAGCATTAGTTAATGACCAAGACGGTGATATTTACCGAGAAAGTTATGAACTCCCTACTGGTGAGCAAGGACTATTCCCTGCTAAACGTAATTTCTTAACTTATCTGCCGGCTGGTACTAAGGTCAAAACTGCAACTGATACCGCTAACGAATTAGCAAACATGGTTCCTAAATATGCTGGTGGGATTGGTAGCTTTAATTTTGACTTTAGTGGAATTAGTCGGGCACTTAGCAGTTTAAACTTTGGCGGCCTTTTTAGCGGTATTGGTGGATTCTTTGATGCTGCAATGGATGAACTTGAAAACGTTACAGATGACATTGCTCATCCTGAAAAACTCGTTAACTATATTGTCGATAAGTTTGTGACCTATGATTGGGGAGCAGGTGAGGTACCATTAAAACTCGCCAAGGGTGCTGTTAACGAAGAAAAGAAGGGTATGATGAACTGGGCCCGGAAGGTGATTGACCAATTCGGTGGTGCAACTCATCAAACCGGACCAGGTGCGGAAGGTTGGCGTAGCGCTGTTAAAAAGGCGTTACGCAAGAATGGCTTACCTGCTAGTGCTGCTTATGTAAACGCTTGGGTTCGTCAAATTCAAACTGAATCAGGCGGTAACGAACGTGCTATTGGTGGTAACGATGGCTTAGCTGACGGAAACGCAACTGGTCTTTTACAAACGAAGCCAGGAACATTTAATGCTTATGCTTTCCCTGGTCATCACAACATCATGAAGGGTTACGATAACATGCTTGCCGCTATTAATTATGCTAAGCATCGTTATGGTTCTTCAATGCTGGCAGTTATTGGTCATGGACACGGTTATGAAGACGGTAGCTTAATTTCAAAGCACGGCTTCTATGAAATCGGCGAAGGTGATAAGCCTGAAATGGTTATCCCACTAATGAACCGTGAACTAGGTATGCAACGGATTAACGAAGCAATTGCATTTATGAATCGAAACTTTGGTGGAGGGCTACAACTCCCAACAGCTCTCTCAAATAATGCAATTACTCCAAATTCTATGTATGCTGAATCTTCATCAGACAATGATGTAACAATGCAAAATGGCGGATTCAAAGAAATGAGTACCAACCTAGTAAATGCTATTGTTCAAGCATTACAAATGCAAAATGCTACTAATAATAGTAATCAACCAGTTGATTTACACTTAATCGTTAAGATTGGTGATGAGTCATTTGGCGAACATGCTATCAAAGGAATTAATGCGGTAAATCAAAAGAATGGTCGAAATATGTTAAATATTTAAGGAGGAGATGGATGTTTGTATTCTCTAAAAATTTCTGGGACAGTGATTAATCCAGCCCCACAAACAATGCAAGTTGCTATTCAAGATATTGATGCAAAGGCGACCCGTGATGCGCAAGGGCTTTTACATCGTGATCGAGTAGCAACTAAAAGAAAAATAACATTAACTTTTGGTGCTTTAACAGTAGCCGAATGTTCAAAGATTTTGGATTCTGTTAAGGCCGAATTTTTTAGTGTTGAATATTTAGATCCAGTAGACGGGCAAGTTCGATCAGGGACGTTTTATGTTGGTGATCGGACAGCGCCTGTTTATTCATTTGTAGGATCATTACCGGTTTGGAAAGGTTTATCTTTTGATCTGATTGAGCAATAAGGAGGTGATTAATTAGTGTTAACACAATCAAAAGAAACTCGAGATGCTTGGCGAGCTTCACAGCGAACTTTGGATATTAAAGTTACGATTGATGGTAAAACATATGGTGCAACCGATGTTAATAGTTTGAAGTACGATTCTGGAGCTTATAACGGTGATACGTTTGCTATTGGGTCTACGTATTCAAACACTGTTCAGATTGAATTCTCTCACCTTGTTGAGGGGTTGAAGCTGGGAATGGAGGTTCGTCCTAGCATTGGAATAAAAACGTCTAGCGGTTATGTTTATGAACCGTTGGGCGTTTTTATTATCTCCAGTGAAATTAAGATGGACCGAAATAATAATCTTACGACTGTTAGTGCTAGTGATCGTTTCTGTGGCTTAGAGGGAGCTTATGTATCTAAGTTAACGTACCCAGCCAAAGTATTAGATGTTATTGCGGAGATCTGTGCTCAATCAGGTGTTAAGGCTAATACTGATGATTTAGCACGCCTTCCACACCAAGCAGATTTACCAGCTCCAATCACTGGTCAAAGCTATCGCAAAGCACTTGGCTGGATCGCTCAATTGTATGTTGGTTATGCTCTGTTTGATCGACAAGGTTTATTTACAATTCGGACGATTTCTGAACCAAACTATGAATTAGATCCTAGTCAATATGAGCAAGCAGGACTAACTAAGAACGAAGCCGCCTATAAGATTAATGGCATTCAATGCCAAGTCACTCTTACCACTAAAACTCGAGATGGTGAGAGTACAGAGGAAACCAAGACTTATCAAGCTGGGGATGCTACTGGTTCTCAAATTAAACTCGAAAATAATATCATGACACCACAACGGCTCAATGATATTTGGGAGCAATTGAAAGACTTGACTTTTTACCCGTTTAGTCTGAATTGGTTTGGTAATCCTGCTGTTGAAGCGGGGGATTGGCTACGACTAGAAGATAAACAGGGAAATTCTTTTGTTGTTCCAAACAGTAGCTACACTCTTGATTTTAATGGTGGGCTTTCTGCAACTTCAAAAGCTGATCAGACAACTTCTTCTGATCAAATGGTTCCTTGGCAAGGTAGTGTTGCTCAAACAATTAAGGAATTACAACTTAGAAGAGTGCCAGATGGGACAGTTGTGTTTCCTCCAAGCGTAACTGCTCCACCAACCAACGCTAAATTCAATGATGTTTGGTTCAGGAAGAATGGTAACGCTACTGAGTTGTGGGTCTTTGAAAAACAAGATGATGGCTCTGGAAAGTGGGTAAGGAAAGACTTAACGGAAGATGAAATAAAGCATCAAATCGAACAAGCCCAAGCCGGCCTTAACCAAGCCAAATCGGATATCATCACCAACAAGCAGAAAGCTGATGCCGACATTGAGAACCTTAATAAGTCAATTGAAGCTAATAAATCTGCTGCTGATGAGAGTATAGAGAAGCTAAATAAATCAATTGCTGATAATAAGAAGGTTGCCGATGATAGTCTGCAAAAGTTAAGCGATAGCATTACTAAGTTACAAGGTCAGTACGATAACAACATTGTTCCTGACTTAACTAAAGTGACTAATGATGTAGCTGATGCCTTGCAGAAGTATATTTCAGCGCAAAACAACATTGCCGATTTAACTAAACAGGCTCAGGCACAAGGCAAAAACATTGCTGATGTAACTAACACAGTTAAAAGTTTGAACATCAATTACGCTAATCTGCTAGGAGACGTTAATTCTACTAAGGTTGACGTAAAAGGTCTGCAAACTACACTTGGTACTGCTAACGGTGATATTGCTCAATTAAAGCTTGATGCACAGAATTTACAGACGATGTTGGCTGGTAAAGTTGATAATACTACCTACACGAATTTTGTTAATCTGACTAATCAAGCTCTCAATGCTCGGTTAACCGCTAGCGATTTAAATGGTTACGCCAAGACAGCAGACGTTCAAGCTACGGCTAATGGGTTACGGGTTGATTTAAACAGCGTCACTGACCGAATGAATAATTTAAAGATTGGTGGACGTAATTTAGTTACTGGTACAGATCGGGAATACACTATGGGATTCGGAATTCCCAATACCACATGGAAAGATGGATTTGCCTATGCAACGCTTCCAACAGCAGGTGACGGTGAAGAAATCCTTCCACAGGATCCACACACATTCTGGTATACATTAGCTCCTGATCAAGAGTATACGCAAACAATCTGGTTTCAAACAGATGCAACAGTAAAAGATTTGAAGGCAGTTGGTATTACATGGTATACGGTAAAATTACATGATTATCAGCCTGCAACTATTCAAAAAATTGGTACAAATAGTTATAAATTATTTTGTTCCTACAAATGGCCGGGTAAAAAGAATAACGATGTGAGATTATTTGATATTAGTGAGTTCCGCCAAGCTTTTGATCTAAAAACCGGAACCTATCTTAAATTCGGAAAGCTTAAATTGGAGACAGGAAATGTTTCTACCGATTGGACACCAGCTGTCGAGGATACAGCTCATGATTTAGCGCAATTATCAGCACGCATCACAACAACTAGCCAACAATTTAGTAGTTACTACACTAAGTCTGAAACTGATAATAAAACTAATTCTGCAAAGAATGATGCTATTAACACAATTAAAAATGATGGCAACTGGCAAGGATTAAGCAATATTCTTACTAATTCAGGCTTTTTACAAACTGCTGATGGTTTTCTGCAAAAAGTTCAGCAAACTACCGTTCCTATGTTTAGCGGAGGCGGAATTAATTTATTTACGGGAACTAAAGATTTTGAACATTGGCATTTTTGGAATCATGGGGCTTTTGAAAACACAAATGAATTACCAGATGGTCGAATAAAAACAAAAATTGCGCATGCTTATGGTACTAATCCTAAAAACGAGGCGTTACAATACTCAGATTCAATAACTGTTGAAGCCGGGAAGACTTATACACTTAGTTTTTTTGCGCGTTGGTATGATAATCAAGGTGCAGAAGAAAGAACGATAAATTATCCAGTACAATTATTTAGTGACTATACCAGTCAATATACCGGTGGAGCACCATTGGTAACGATTACGAATATAAGTAATAAATGGCAAAGATATAGTGCAAGCTTTAAAATTGATCATTCAGGAACGTTTGCGGGTTGGAGACTGCAAAGCTATATGGATCAGGAAATGCCTGGTGGTTCATTTTACTTTGCAAATATAAAATTAGAAGAAGGCTGTGTAGCGACTCCTTGGTGTCCTGCCCCTGCTGATATGGCTACACAAATTGCATTTACCGAACTATCTCAATCATTAGAAGGGCTACGTTCAACTGTCGGTAGTAACTACGGTAATTTACAGTCACAAATTAGTCAAAGTTCCTCTGCCGTTCGTACTGAATTAATTGACAAGATAAATGGCGTTGATAGTAAGACAACATCTACTGCTAATAGCCTTAATAGCGTAATTGGACGAGTAGGGAGTTTAGAAAATTTAACTAACATTCGAGTAGTCAATAATGCAATTAATGCAAATGATTATACGAATACTGGAAATTATTTTATTCAGTCAACAGGTAATACTAACGTACCTGCTGTTAATTGGTGCTATCTAAAAGTGGAAAAAGCTTATGATGGTCGAATTATGCAAACTTGGCAAGCAGATAACGATCCAACATTAAGATTTACGCGGAATTATACCAGCACTGGAGGCTGGACTAACTGGCAACGAGCAGCCAGTTATTCAGAACATAGTGAATTAAATCGAACCGTGCAAGGATTACAATCTACTGTTTCAAGCAATTACGGTGATCTTCAGTCTAAAATTAGTCAAACAGATCAGAGCATTCGAAATGAAGTAACTAATAAAGTAAATGGATTGCAAGGACAAATCACGACCCAAGCAGACAACATTAATTTAACGATTGGTTCAACTGGTGATCTATCTAATATTTGTCGTAATCCTGATTTCATGGATGGAAACACTAATGGTTGGGAAAATGTTGGTTCTTCAACAGGAAATGGCTCTAGTCCATCAAAATATTATGGTGGAATCAATAAAAGAGATGCATATTATGGCAAATGGTTTCCAGTAGCAGCAGGAGATAAGTATTATTTTTCAACTTACGCTTGGCAAGACCAATCTACTAATCAATTTAGTCTTGGACTTGTTTATAAAAAGAAAGATGGCCATTGGGATTGGCAAAGTGGAGTTATATTTAGACCGAACGAAAGTTTTAACACCAAAACTGGATCTCTTACTATCCCAAATTATGCGGTAAAGGCACGAATTTGGGTTCATATTGAAGCTTATTCCGATTTTGGTTCTTGGTGGTTTACCAACGTTAATGTTAGAAAAAACGATACTCTCGCTCAAATCAACATGTCCGCTGGTGCAACGTTAATTCAAAATGACAAGATATACATGGATTCTTCATCGACTATCTTCTCTGGCAAAGCATTTATCCCTGATGCGGCCATAACTAACGTTTCAGCTGACAAGATTACTGCTGGAACACTAGATGCTGGTCGGATTAATGTTATCAACCTGAATGCAAATAACATTACTGCCGGGACATTAAGAGGTAGCAATGGTGAATTTTATTTAGATAGCGGAGCACTTCACGTTTGGCAAAACAACCATGACGCTTGGATTGATCAGAATGGAATTCATGATTACGATAACCAGCGAAGTGTACGGATTCAAAAAGGTGAAATTAATTTTGAACATCAACTTGGTGGAAGTATGAAGCACACAGGAGTTATTCTTGCTAACTCAGAAAATTCAAATCTTAATGGAGCCATTACAATTAAAGGAGACGAAGGGTTCTTATTGTCTACCAAAAATTTCACAACCAATTATTGGTCAGAGCAAGGATTCTCTTGGGGAACAAATACAGCCCATTATGTTTCGGGGTCGGGGATATTAGGGTTCAACAATAATATTACTGTTTCTGCCGGTAGTACCGATGATCATAGTACAGCTGCACTCATCGCTGGTGCTATTCCATCAAAGAATCTTGGAAATGTTTTTGGCGTTCGAGCCCAACCTGGTGTGTATATTTTTGGAAGAAATGACAGCAATAAAGATCACTCTTTTGTAGACATCAAAGCACCAGCTTCAATTCATTTAACAACATTAGATTCTTATATAACAATTGGTGATACTACTGGTTATGAAAGAAATTCAGATGTATCTATAAATTCTGGTAATTATTTAACAGTGAGTGCTGATAATTCCATTAATATTACGGCTTGTTCGAAGACAAAAGCAGACTTAACGCCAAGGATAAGCTTGTCAGAAGCATCAACATCTATAAGTGGAGATTCCATTACATTAAACGCAAAAAATTATGTGGCTCTATTAGGTAGTTTTGTAAATGTAACAGGTGATTTTGGTGTACTTGGAAAGAAGAATGCCATAGTTCCAACATCGCGAGGAATGGCAGCCATTAACGCCTATGAAACCGCCGAATATTACTTTGGCGATATTGGAGAAACACAAACTAATAGTAATGGTGTAGTTACTGTCATGATTGATCCTTATTTCTTAGAAACAGTTAATACATTAGTGCCATACCAAGTATTTCTAACTTCATATGGCGATGGAAACGTGTGGGTTTCTTCGCGTTCAGCAAATAATTTTACAGTTAAATCTAGCAACCCTAATATTCACTTTGCTTGGGAAATCAAAGCTAAGCGTAAAGGGTACGAAAATGATCGAATGAAGATAGTTAAAGGAGTTTTTAATAATGAACAATATTGATATGAACTTAGTAGCTCAAAGTCTTAACCAAAAGTTGGCGGTTGCTAATTATACAGCGGCCTCATGGGAAGCAAAAGCTACTCAATTGGAACAAGAAAATAGTAAGTTGAAATCACAACTAGAAGAACTTAAGAAGCAAAACGATGAAAAAGGAGATAAATAATTATGCTAGAATCAACAAAATCAATCACCCTAACAGGTAAGTCCACAGTGAATGGTCAAGTAATTGCTAACTTTACTGCAAATGTATTTGATGACGATGCTGGTAATGATACTTTTAACACCTTCATTACTAATAAAGAGTTGTATGATGCTAACAAGAAGGTAGTACGTAAGGATACTCAGGATTTCCAAAACCTGGTATATGATGCTCAAGATGAGATTGCTAGTTCTGCTGATAAGACAGCAGATAAAACAAATGAATAGTTAAAGGCACTTGTCGCCTTTCGGAAATAAACAATACATAAATAAGCCCTAGAATTTAGTGTTTAAAGAATACCGAATTCAGGGCTTTTCTTATGGGCGGCATTAGAAAGGGAATGGGAACGAAATTTAATGCACTTATTATTAATGGCACTACCTTATCATGAAGTAGCATTACATCAAGCAGCCAAGCAAATTGACGATCCATTAATAGTTGGATTTACTTTGCTTGTATTATTTGATATTGGATCGGGGATTGTCAAAGGCTTACGTAGCAATCACACAGCTACTCGGACAAATTCGACCAAAGGGACATATGGATTGGCAAAGAATTTTATCCTTATGATTGGAGTGCTTGCTTTTTATCCATATCTAATTTCAATCGGTTTTGATTATGTTGCACAAGTAATGGTATTGACATTCTGCTATCAATACTTGGTATCAATTGTCGAAAATTTAAATCAGATGGACATACAAGTTCCGTGGTTGTCACCAATCATTGACTCGTTAGCCAAAGCACTTAATGTTGCTAAGGCCCAAGATGACTACAATCCAGCTGATTTTCATAAGATAACCGGTGATTATAAAGGAAATAAGGAGGAAAAATAATATGACAGAACGTAAAACAGTAATTGACCTTGCGAGTTTTCAAAGTCATTTAACAGTTGATGATTACAAGGCTATTGGCGCTGATTATGCGATTGTGAAGACAACTGAAAGCACAAACTATGTCAATCCATATATTCGCTCACTAATTGATCGAAGTGCTGGCGGTGGAATTAAAGGGTTTGCTTTTTATCACTTCGGTCGTTTCCATAATGATGCGCAAGCGGTGGCCGAAGCAAACTACTTTATTGCTAACTCAAAGGCACAAGCCAATGTACAACCTGGTACGTTAATGATTTTAGATGCTGAAATCTCTAACATGCCAACATCATCAGTGATTGCATTCCTTAATACTGTTCGGAATGCTGGGTATCATCCTGGGTTCTATACTTACAAGTACTTGCTGCCTAACTTTAATTTAGAAGCAATTCATCCAAATATGGATATGTTCTGGTTAGCGGCATATCCATTAGCTAATGGGAAAGCAGCCGGAAAGAATCCTGACTTCAATTACTTCCCATCAGCAAATTATGTTGATATGTGGCAACACACAGATAACCTGCTTGGATACAACGTTGATGGTTCTATTACATTAACCGATAATGCAATCAACCTATTTAATCCAAGCGAAGCACCAACCCCAGAGCCAAACAAACCAATTGAACAAGAAAAGCCAGCAATTAAGCCCACATTACCAGCACATAATTGGGTTGATGATTTAGGCGTTCGTTGGTTCGCCGAGAAGGGAACTTTTACGTCTAATACCGACTTGCATCTTCGTTGGGGTGCATCACCATCTAGCTCAGTTATTGCAATGCTACACGCTGGTGATATTGTTAAGTACGATGCCTGGGCGCGGACCAACGGTTTTGTTTATGTGCGCCAGCCACGTCCTAACGGCCAGTATGGCTATGTAGCTGTTCAGGATGCCCGAACCAATGAACCCTTCGGAAAATTCGAATAGTTAGGAGGTGAACCACCTCTTAAGTTAACAAAGCCCGATCAGTCATCTTGGCTGGTCGGGCTTTTTACTGTATAACAAGGGAGAAATAGGTCAACTCTGTGAATGGGCAACTATGAAAATCAAAATTGTTTGTTTTCATAGAATGGGCAGATCTGTGGGCACAAAATGGGCAGTTTCTATGGAAAATCAAAGATTTATCCAGAATGTCCAAGAGGTGAGCAACGATGGGTTCACTAGAGGCATGCCGGAAAGCCCGAGTTTTCAAGGATCGTGAAAATACGCCAGGCTTCATGACTAACAATCACGTGCTTGACCAGTTACCTGACAGTAATCAACTCGACCTCTTTGGTGACTTTTAA